AACCCCGAGGAGCTAAAGCCATGCTCACCTTGAAACTGGACCTTCCGTTTGCGTATGAAGTTTGCGGTTATGTCTCCGATCCCGAGCGGGGCGATGAATTCGTGACCGTCGAGCGCATGGGGCCGCGTCCAGATTTTGTGACGTACTGCCTTTCCCCGAAGCCTTGCCCGAAGGCCGACCCGGACGCGGCGGAACGCGTGTTTAAGCGCGGCCGGATTTGCGTCATTGGGCACTATGGTTTCACCGAACGACGCGGTGCCCTGTCGGAAATGGTCTCGCGGATTGCCCCGCGCAGCGTCTAACACAACACCAGAGGAGTTTTTATCATGTCGCGTTTCTATATGACCATGAACGGCGGGAAGAGCAATTCGCAGGACGTCACGCGCCGCGTGCAAGGGTCGAGCGCCCACGTTACCCTGGCGTCTTGGTCGGGCGCGGTTCGCGTAGAGCCCTATGTGTCGGAAGACGGGCGCGACTTTGTGCGCGTCTTGCGGACACCCTGGAAGGGCGAGGGCGGGCCGCTTGAGGTTCTGTATGATGGCCCATTTGCGCGCGAGGAGGGTTGAGCCATGGGCCGCACGATCCGGAACAGCCGTGGAAAGCCCGACGCACGCAAGCGCGCCTTGCGGGGCAAGAGGTTCGAAGCGCACCGCCTCGCCGTGCGTCGGAGGGAATTCAGGTGCACAGAGGTGGCGAGCCCTGAGGATATCAAGGCCCTGTATCCCGAGTTTGAGCCCGATCCGGTCTATTCTCCGGAACATGACGACTAGACCCTGTTTCACGTGAAACACCAGAGGGGAAGGCTTCGGCCTTCCCCTTTTGCTTTGGCTACATACTATTTACGAGCCCTTCGCATTTCCGTGGGCCGGCCCCGCGCACTCCCCCATCATTTAGGGCAGGGGTGTTGACCTTTCTCTTGGACGCTCACCCGAAAGCGTTCATATGCTGGTTGGGTGGGTCTATGTCTCGGTGCTTGGTTTAACGATCAAGTCCCGTTTTCGACGTTTGCCCGCGTGCGAAAGTGTCACCCGACCCGCCGTGATCGGGTGTTTCACGTGAAACATGGGCGCGCTCGACCATGCCCACGGTCTCCGGGTCTGCCCACGTCACCGTTGTTTCACGTGAAACATTGGGGCGATGGCCTCCCCCTCCCCGTGTTGCGCGCGTCACCCGCGTTCACCATGGTCCGCCCTGGTCCGGGCATGGTAGGCCCGCGCGCGGGGCCAGTAGGGCAGCAACGCTGCCCTACTCAATACTTGTAGCGAAGCTACTCTATATAGAATTGTTTGTGGAGGGGTATGCCGGAACTGTAGGGACCCCCGGTGTATGGTCCAGAGGACCCCCGCAACAAGAAACCACCTCAGAAAATCCTGCGGAATGGAAATTGGCAAGCATATCTGACGCGCGAAAAACCTGGGTCCTCAGAAAATCCTGCGGAATGGAAATTGGCAAGCATATCTGACGCGCGAAAAACTGACGTATTCCGAAAATTCTGCCGAAAACTGAAATTGGCCCCTGAACCGTGGGCCAAAAAATCCTGTGACCGTGAAATTCTGCCGAAAAACGGAATTGACATCTGTCTCCGACCCCGCGTAGACTGCCCTGGACGTCCCTGTGACCGTGGAGGACCCCCGTGGCCGGCCTATTGAGCAAGATCGACCAATATCTCAAGGAAGACGAGGAGGCCGACCGCGAGGCGGTCCCCTCCCCGCCGGAGGATATTGACGCGGTGATCGGGTACACGCCCCGCCCGCTACAGGATTGGCTCGAACAGAACGAGCGAAGGTACAATTACGAGGTGATGCACCGTCGTTTTGGCAAGACGGTCATGAAAATCCGCAAGCTCATGTTCCGCGCGATCCATTGCCCGTTCGAGCGCGGGCGCTTCGCTTACATGGCCCCCACTTATGCCCAGGCGAAGGACATTGCGTGGGCGTACCTCTATGACTACGCCTGTAAAGTCTATGAGCACCTTGGGGTGAAGGAGCGGGATTGGGTCGATCGGTCGGAACTGGCGGTCTACTTGCCCACATGGGCCGGGACAACAAGCCGCATTCGGCTGTACGGGGTGGACAGCCCCAAACAGCGAATTCGCGGCCTGTACCTGGACGGGGTCGTGTTCGACGAATTCGCGCAAATCCCGCCGTCGGTCTGGTCCGAGCAGGTCTCTCCCATGCTCCTGGACGAGAACCGGCGGGGGCTGGATGACGCGGGGCTGCCGAACCAGTGGGCGGATTTCATCTTCACGCCCTTCGGCCGGAACCACGCGTACACCATGTTCCAGCACGCCATGACTTGGTCCAATGGGGAGCCGGTGCGGATGGTGAACCCGGATACGGGGTTCCAGGAGGAAATCCACGATGAAGACCAGGAGTATTTCGCTTCGCTCCTGAAGGCGTCGGAGACCGGGGTCTTGAACGCGAAGGAACTGCGGAAGCACCGGCGCAAGCCCGGCATGACACAGGCGAAGTACGATCAAGAGATGGAGTGCTCGTTCGACGCGGCCGTGGAGGGGGCCATCTTCGCCCAGGATATCGAGGAGGCGCGGGCGCAGGGCCGGATCAAGCGGGTCCATTGGCTCAAGTTCGTCCCGGTGCACACCGCGTGGGACCTGGGGTGGGACGACGCCACGGCGATCTGGTTCTTCCAGGTCCAGGGCGATGGCCTCCGGTTTATCGACTACTACGAGGCGACCGGGGCCGGGTTCGAGCACTACGCGAGCGTTCTGGCGGACAAGGGGTATCGCTATGGGAAGATGTACTTCCCCCATGACGTGGAGAACGGGGAGCTTGGGACCGGCAAGACCCGGCGGTCGGTGCTGGAGACCCTGGGCATTCGCGTGACGACGGTGCCCAAGCATCCGCTGCCCGACGGGCTCGCGGCCGTCCACGCGATCTTGCCCCGGTCGGAGTTCGACAGCGTCCGGTGCGCGGAGGGGCTTGACAGGCTGGCCCTGTATCGGCGAGACTTTGATGAGAGGCTACAGATTATGAAACAGAACCCCGTTCACGACTGGGCCTCTCACGGAGCGGATGCTATGCGCACAGGAGCGATGGGGGTGAGCAAGTCCCTATTCTCTGGCGCGACATTCGAGCAGGCCGCCGCTGGCGTTTACTGAGGAGGACCCCCATGGAAAATACCGAGGAGCTTATGTATGACCTTGGCTGCCGGCTTTTCGGCGCGTTGGACGAGGAGGCCCTTGACGTCTGGCACGACGTGGGGCGGGACAGCATCGTCGTGGACCCGAAGCGCGATCGGCCGTTTTGCGGGCTGTACACCATGGAGGAAGACGGCCGCGAGGGCGTCACGATCTTCCTCCCGGAGGAGAGGGTTACTCCATTAGGCGTGATGGTTCATGAGCTTGGCCATTGGTTTCACTGCAAGTTTTTCCGGGACCTGTCGGTCACGGTGGCCACGGGGTCCCAGCCTCAACGGGCGGAGGCCGCTGCGGTTTACACGGAGCTTGTGGGGTACCGGGACCTTGTCTTTTGGGACCTTCTCACCCGGGGCCAGTGGGCGCACCGTCTCCTGATCAACATGAGGCCGGACGTGCTCCGGCTGGCGAAGATGGGGCTCCAGGAGAACAAGACCTACCGGAGGACCGTGTGGGCGCTCTTGGAGGGGGTGATCCGATGAGTGGCGATCTCAAGCCCGTACGGCCGCTCAAGAACGCGGGCAAGATCACGTACTTGCGGCCGGGTACGGTGGCGGCGAACGGGCGCCCAGACCCGGCGGACGATCCGATGAGCCCCGGCTTCTTGCCTCTTGACAAGCGAGACGATCGGGCTCAAGCTCGCTTCTGGGCGCTGCACAATGCACGCAAGGAAAAACGGCAGGTAGGAGGCCAGTTCGATGCATGAGTTTCACAACCCCATCAAGGCCGTGGGCTCCATGTTTGGGGGCGGAGGCGGAACCAAGATCATCCGCCAAATCACCACGCCGGAGCAAGACACGGAAAACGAGGCCGACGCGCGCGAAGAGGCGGCGCGACGTGCCCGTGCGTCGGCCGCCGCCCGTCAGGGCCGGAGGTCCACGCTGCTGACGCAAAATCCGTCCGGGGGGCTTGGTGGCGTGAACACCGCACGTCGGTCCCTGTTGGGAGGTTAATCCATGGCGTCCACCACAGGGAACGATCCGGAAACGACGGCCGATCCCCTCGCGGTTGCGATCTGTCGGCGCGAGAACGACCTACGCACCGACCGGGGCACATGGGAGAGTTACGTCCAGGACATCGCGCGGCACGTTCTGCCGAACCGGGCCATCTTCCGCGAAGAGGTGACCGAGGGTGTGGAGCGGAACCGTATGGTGCTGGACAGCACCGCGACATGGGCGCTCTACATCTTCGCGAGTTCGATCCATTCTCTCATGAACAACCCCGCGAACCTGTGGTTCAAGCTCCGGATCGCCCCGTCTGCCGGGGCCGACCCGTATATGGACCAGGACGCCAGTGTGCGGAAGTGGTTGGAGGACGTCGCCAAGCTGATCTGGACTGAGATGGCGTCGACCCGGGTGGACCTGTATTCCCATCTGCACACCCTCTATCTGGACCTGGGGGCGTTCGGCTCCGGGTGTCTCTATGAGGACGTGTCGGACGAGGGGCATATCCGCATTCGAGCGTTCCACCTCAAGGAAGTGGTGTGGGACACGGACGCGGACGGGCAGGTCAACGCAGTGTTCCGGACCCTCGAACTGAACGCGGTGCAGGCGAAGGCGTTCTTCCCGGATCAGGACCTGGGCCGGACGATCATGGAATGCCGGGACCCGACCCGGAAGTTCAAGTTCGTTCACGCGGTGTTCCCCGTGGGCAGCAAGTACGACCTGGGCAAAGAGATGGGCGACCACAAGGACTTGGCGAACCGGCCGTTCGCGTCCGTGTGGTGCACCGAGACGCCCAAGCGGGTACTGTCCGTGTCGGGGTTCAACGAGTTCCCGTATCAGGTCCCGCGCTGGAGCGTGGTGACCGGTGAGCGAATGGGCCGTGGCCCCGCGATGAACGTCATGCCGAACGTTCGGATGGCCAATCGGGTCAAGGAAACCCTGTTGCGCGGGGCCGAGAAGCTGGTGGACCCGCCGCTGCGGATCACGGACGGATCGCTCGTGAGCCCCGTCCGGCTGTTCCCTGGCGCCATCACGTTCACCGAGGGCGATGCCCGGATCGACCCCATGATCCCGCCGGGGGCGTCTCGTATTGAAGTAGGAGAGGCCATTCTGCGGAATGAGCAGGAGGCCATCAAGTCCGGCTTCTTCGTCCACCTGTTTCAGACCCCGGACAGTCCGGTGAAAACCGCGACACAGGTCCTTCAGGAAGTGGACGAGCGGAACCGGGCGCTGACGCCCATGCTGGTGCGGCTCCAGAACGAACTGTTCTCCCGCCTCCTGGCCCGTATCTTCGGCCTCATGAACCGTGGGGGCAGGTTCCCGCCCCCGCCGCCCGTGCTGGACGGGGTGCCGTTGGTGGCCGAGTACGTCTCGCCGCTGACCGGGTCCCAGTTGCAGATGGAGGGCCTGGGGGTCCTGCGGATCATTGAGGGCTTGCTTCCGTGGGCACAGATCGACCCGGGGGTCTTCGACGCGTTCGACCCGGATGAGGTGGCGAAGGTGGTCCACGGGGCGTCCGGCGCGCCGATGTCCATCATGCGGAGCCCGCAGAAGATCAGGGAGCTTCGGAAGGCCCGGATGGAGCAGCAGCAACAGGCCGAGCAGTTCCAGACCTTGATCCAGGCCGTGGAGGCCGGCGCCAAGGTCCAGGCGGCGCAACCGAAACCGGGAGGGCGGTAATGACGACGTGTAGCCAAAGCCGCATTGCGGCGGCGTATCAGTCCGTGTTCCACGGGCAAGACGGGCAACTCGTGCTCGCGGACCTAGCGCGGCGGTTCGGGTTTACCCACCGGTCCACGTTCCCCGATAATGGGGACCCGAACCGGATGATTTTCAACGAGGGCGGCCGGGCCGCGCTCATTCACATCGGCCGGATGATTGAGGCCGATCTTGACGAACTGAAAGCCCAGGAGGACGCAATCCATGACTGACACCCGATACCCCTCCATCCGGTTCTTCGACGAAACCGGCGGAACCGAGAACCCCCAGGACACCGGCGGCCAGCAGGATGGTGGGCAGCAGCAGGCCGGCGGCCAGCAGGATGCGCCGTGGTACGCGGGCCTGCCGGAGGACCTGCACGGCACAGCGTCCAAGTACGCGAGCGTGGAGGAACTGGCGCGCGGGTACCAGAATGCCCAGAAGCTCATTGGCGGTGCGCGGGACGCCTCCCGCACGTTCCAGGTCCCGGGGCAGGACGACGATGGCACGGGCCTCCGCGAGGCCCTGACCAAGCTGGGGCTGCCCAAGGACCAGGACGGGTACAAGCTGGAGCCCCCGGAGGGCGTGCCTGCGGATACCGAACTGGCCCAGGCGTTCACCAAGACGGCGTTTGATCTGGGCATCCTGCCGAAGCAAGCCAACGAACTGTTCCAGTGGTACGCGGGCGTCGCGTCCAAGGAAGCCGAGGCCCAGCAGTTCCAGGCCGACACGCAACACGCGCAGAACCTGGAGGTGCTACAGCGCGAGTGGGGCGACGCGTTCGATCAGAACGTCCAGACCCTGAACTCGGCGGTGGAAGCGCTCGGCGGCAAGGAATTCCGCGACGCGATCAATGAGGCTGGCCTCGGGACCCACCCGGCGCTGGCGCGCGGGCTCCTGAAGATCGGTGGGCTTCTTCGTGAGGACGGGATGCGCGACGCGCTCCGGGCCACGGGGACGCCGGATTTCGGGACGCCGGGCAACCAGACCCCGGCCGCGATCCGCGCCAAGGCCGAGGAGGCGAACCGCTCCGCGCACGAGCCCGGCATCTCCCCGCGCGAGGCACGCGCCCGCGCGGAGAAGGCACAGGTCCTGTTCGCGGAGGCCCGCAAGGCGGAAGCCCGCGCGGGGCGCAATTAGGGTCAGATTTATGGTTGACAGGGGGCTTCGGCCCCCTGTAGATTGACAGCACGCGAACCCTATGGACGGCCCCACCTTTCGGCCCCGAGAGGGATACCCGATCCGGGACACCCGATCCGGAGGATAGGCGTGATTAGGAACCACGCAATCCGGAGGAAAAACCAATGGCGGTTATCTCGACAATCGAACAGTCCTACGTGGACCAGTTCAACGCGAACCTTGTCCTCCTGCTCGAACAGGGCTACTCCAAGTTCCGGGGTACGGTGGACGAAATGGAGGTTACGGGCGAGGGTGCCTCGCGCGATCGGGTCGGGTCGGTCAACTCGGACAGCACGTCCACGATGAACCGTATCACGTCCCGGCACAGCGACACCGAAGCGCGCGAAATCCCGCATTCCCGTCGGTGGTTGTACCCGCTCACCTATGACGAGGCGACGTACCTGGATAAGGTCGATCAGGTGAAGATGCTGGCGGACCCGAAGGGGGCCTACGTGCGCCGTCACGCGGGCGTCATCGGCCGAACGCTGGACACCATCATCCTGGAGGCCCTGGTGGGCACGGCGGTGGCAGGCCAGCGCGGGGGTTCCAGTGTGGCGCTTCCGTCCGGGCAGGAGATCGTCCACGGCGGCGTCGGGTTCACCCTGGCCAAGCTCCTGGAGGCCCGTGAAAAGATGGAGATTGACGAGGTGGAGGACGGGATCACCCGTTACCTCGCGGTCAATCCGAAGGCTATCACCGATCTCCTGAATGAGGACAAGCTGACGAATGCCGACTACACGACCGTGATGGCGCTCCAGGCGGGCAAGATCACGTCGTTCATGGGCTTCGAGTTCATCCGGACGAACCGCCTGCCGCTGGTGTCCACTGGCATTAGCAAGTGCATCGCCTGGACGCCGGGCGCGGCTGTTCTCGGCATCGCGGCGGAACCGGCCACCCGCGCCGACCTGCGGCCGGACAAGCGGTACATGTGGCAGCTTTACTCGTGGATGTCTGCCGCCGCTGTTCGCCTTGAGGAGGAGCGCGTCGTCGAAATTCAGGTGGACCACAGCTAACGGGAGGGGGCTTCGGCCCCCTACCTTCCGGTCCCTGACGATCTACTTGGAGGAACAGACCAATGCCCAATCACAAGAGTGTAGAGTACACCTACGTCACGGCCCCGGACGCAACGGTCCCGGCGCCCGAGACGTTCCTTGCCCCGTCCGACATTCATGGGCGCGTGCGCCTGTGCTATGGCAAGCTGGAGGGCGGCGAGCAGACCCTGGCCGAGGACGACACTGTCCAGTTCTTCGAACTTCCGGCCGGCGCGCGCCCGCTCGGGTTCATCATCAACACCGGCGCGATGGGGTCTAGCGTTACCCTGTCGCTCGGTGATGGCACGACGGCGGATCGGTTCGTCACGGCCTACTCGGTTGCGGCGGCGACGAACTCGGTGAAGGCGTCCGAGGATATGTCCGTCCTGACGGCCGACACGGTTCTCACGGCCACTCTGGCGGGCGCGAACCCGGCGGACGACAAGGATATCGAAGTCGTGGCCCTGTACGCGACCGACTAACGGGAGGGACGAATGGCTACCAAGGTCTTTGGGGCGGCGCCGTTGAAGCGGAACACGTACACCGTGACGGCGCTGAACACTACCGAAGAACTGGCCGGCAGTAACGTGGTGAACGTCGTTATTGACGATACGCTGGCCTATCCTTACGATGTACTTGAGGCACTGGATGCTATCGCCCGGCACCTCAAGTATCAGTTCAGCTTGATTGACGCGCCGTCCGGTCTTCCGACGTCGGGCTCCCGCGTCGAGTAATGGGGTGGGGGCGGAAGCCCCCACGTCCCTATCGGAGTTCGGACTATGGCCACTTCTGAAGTCGAAATCTGCAACAGCGCCTTCGTCAAGATCGGGGAGGACACGATCGTCTCCATGGACGAAGACCGAAAGCAAGCCCGGTTCGCCAAGCGGCAGTACCCGATCAAGCGCCGGCAGCTTCTGCGGTCCTATCGGTGGAACTTCGCGATCCGCCGGACTTCGCTCGCCCCCGAAGCGAGCGCGCCGTCTTTCGGGTTCAACCACAAATTCTTGCTCCCGTACAACGCCATCAAGGTCATCGGCCTGTATGACGAGAACGAACCCCAGAACAACTACACGTCGACCCGGACCCCGTTCAAGGTTGAGGGGCGGTACATTCTGGCGGACGAAGACACGCTTCGGATTTTCTACCTGGAGGACGTGATCGACCCGAACCAGTTTGACCCCATGTTTACCGAGAGCTTGTCCTGGTTCCTGGCCTGGGAACTGGGGTACGCCCTGAGCGGTGGCCCCCAGATTGCGGAGCAGGCGCGGCAGTCGTTCTATCAGTCCATTCGGGAGGCCCGGTTCGCGGACGCGATCGAAGGTCAGCCGGAGATCATTCAATCAAGCGAATGGCTCGACAGCCGGCGCACCCAAAATGGGCCGGGGCTTGGGCCTGTTTTGGGAGCTTAAGGCATGGCACGCTTCAACCCAATCAAAAACAACTTCGTCGCTGGCGAGATTTCTCCGCGTCTGGAGGGGCGCGATGATCTGGACCAGTATTTCCAATCTTTGCGCCAGAGCAACAACGGTGTTGTGATGCCCCACGGCGGGTTCATCCGCCGATCGGGAACGCGCTTCGTCGCGAGTGTGAAAACCCCGACCCATAACACCCGGCTCATGCCGTTCCAGTTCTCGACAACTCAGGCATATGTGCTGGAGTGGGGGCACGAATACGTTCGGTTTTACGCGAACGAGGGTCGTCTGGAGGACGGCGGGAGCCCCGTTGAGGTGTCGACGCCCTTTTCGCACGAGGAGGTGTTCGACCTCCAGTTCGCCCAGAACGCGGACGTGCTGTGGGTCGTCCACCCGAGCCATCATCCGTATGTCTTGACCCGGACGTCCCCCACGTCGTTCTCCCTGGCGAAGGTGTCTTGGCGGAAGAACCGCGCGCCGCTTCAACCCCAGAACTTGGACGCGACGTTTTCGTTGACGTACAACGCCCCTGGGGGAGGGGCGTCGGACACGGTGACATCCTCCGGGCCGCTCTTCACCGCCGGCGACCTAGGTCGTGTGGTCTGGGTCGAGAACGGGGCGAATTATCAGTGGGCGCTGATCACGGGCGTCAATAGCAGCACGAGTGTGGATGTCGCGGGGGACGGAACTGGCGCTGTGTCGGCCACGCCCGATTGGGCGCTCGGCATGTTCGCCAACACGGAAGGTGCCTACGCGGTGACGTTTCATGAGGGCCGGCTGGTGTACGGGGGGTCCCCCTCTCAGCCGGATCGTATCGTCATGAGCGTGTCGGACGACTTCAACAATTTCGAACGTCGGGACCCTGACGCGGAGGACGCGGAGAATGAGGACAAGTCCATCTCACGCCGGCTCGTGTCCGGCCGCGTCAACGTCATTCGGTGGATGTCGTCCGCGTCCGACCGCCTGACGGTCGGGACGACTGGGGATGAGTTCTTCATCACCCCCGGGGCGGACGACTACCTGACCCCGCTAAACGTCGTGGCGAGACCGAAAACGAACCGAGGGTCCGACTACATCCGGCCGATCGACCTGGACACGCAAACGATCTTCGTGCAGCGCAATGGCCGCAAGCTCCGCGAGCTTCGGTACACCCTGGACGCGGACGACTACGTGGCGGCGGACGTGTCGATCCTGGCGGAGCATATTCTGTCGGCGGGCGTGCGGCAAATGGCGTACCAACAGGACCCGGACAGTGTGGTCTGGTGCGTGATGAACGATGGGGGGCTCGTGGGGTGGACGATTGAGCGGGATCAGAAGGTCATGGGCGCGCACAGGCACACGATCGGCGGGGAATTCTTGACCCGCCCGGCGGGGGTCGCGTCGGCGGCTGTGATCCCCAATCCGACCGGGACGTCCGACCAACTGTGGTTGATCGTGTTCCGGACGATTGAGAACGAGACACGGCAATATGTCGAGTTCATGGAACGGACGTATCAGCCGGACGTCAACGTGGCGTCGACGGACAACGAGCGCCTGTCGGCGCTGGAAAGTGCGTTCTTCGTCGACAGCGGCCTGACGTTGGACAGCCCACTCCCCATCACCAACATCACGAGGGCCAATCCGGGCGTCGTTACCTCCAACGGGCACGGCCTGTCGAACGGGGACAAGGTCCGTATCCGAGACGTGGTGGGGATGACACAGGTGAACCGCCGGACGTTCACTGTGGCGACGGCGACGACCAACACGTTCGAGCTTTCCGGGGTCGATACGTCAGGATACGACAAATATGTCATTGGCGGGACGGTTCGCAAAGAGGTGTCGGAACTGTCCGGCCTGGACCATCTGGAGGGCAGCACGGTGTCCATCCTCGCGGATGGCGCGGTGCACCCGGATCGTGTGGTTGAGGACGGGTCTATCTCGTTGGCCCGGAGCGCGTCCCTCGTGCACGTCGGGCTCCCGTTCATGTTCTACGGGGAGACACAACGCTTCATCGGCGGCGGGCGCCTGGGGACGGATCAGGGGCAAAAGGCGCGCATCTCGCGCATCGTCATGCGGCTCCACAACACGCTTGGCCTCAAGATCGGCCTAGGCCCCCGGCCGACGAAGTTCTCGGAAGTTCTCTTCCGGGACGGATCGGATCGGATGGACAGCCCCCCGCCCTTGTGGACAGGGGATAAGGAAGTGTCGCTTGAGGGCGGGTGGACAAACGAGCCCACTGTTTACTTCTTGAATGACCAACCCCTTCCTTGCACAGTTCTGTGCATTATGCCCCGAGCGGAGAGTACCGAACGATGATTACTTTCGCCCCCTTCGAACTATCTGATCTTGATCTGCTGGAAGTTCAGCCCAGGCACACAGCCGTGTACGAGATGTTCCAGGAGATAGGCCACGCGAGGTTGGAGCGTTTGCTTGTCGGGCGGTACTCCTGGACGGCGTGGACCGCATATGGGGTCCCGGTGGCCGCCTGCGGTATCTTGTACAACGGCTCCGCTTGGGCTATTCTGGCGCCTGATCTTCGTCGGTTCATGCTCCCGATCACGCGGAAGGTCCGCACGGTCCTGGAGCAACACGCGGCAGAGCGCGGGGACGTGGTGGCCCACATTGACCGCACACACCTGGAGGCCAGTCGCTGGGCCGGCAAACTGGGGTTTGAGCCGGATGGGCACGGGGTCCACCCGGCGGGCGGGCCGGACCCGCATTACGAGACATGGAGGTTCAGGGCATGATCCGCTTCCACGACCCTATCACGGTTCTCGCTGTTTCGGCGGGGCTCCAGCTTGTGGGCGGGATCGCGTCCGGGTTTCAGGCGCAGGCCCAGGCGAACCAGCAAGCCGATTACCTGAAGGCCCAGGCCCAGCAGGAAGTCAAGGCGGGGCAGCGGGAACTCCGGGACCTGGAGAAGGAACGCCGGCAAAAACTGGCCCGCACGCGGGCCGCGCTCGCGGCGTCGGGCGGGGACCTGTCGTCCGGCACACCCCTGTCGCTCCAGAAGTCCCAGGAAGCGTACTACGCGGCGCAAGAGAGCCGGGTCAAGGACGACACCCACACGGCGAGCACCAGTCTCCGGGCGAGGGCGAAGAACACGAGCGCGGCGGGCGACGCGGCGCTCGTCTCCGGGATCGTCTCCGGCATTTCGAACGCGGCCGGGACCGCATATCAAGGGTACTCCCTCTATAAGGGGCGTGCCACCACGGGAGGTTAAGCCATGCCACGTGTAACTCCTACGGGATCGGGGTTGGGGGCCGGCCGGGCGCGCTCGACGCTCGTGAACCCCACGGTGCCCCAGCCGAACCCGATCTCATTCGATGCCATCGCGTCCAATCTGAAGTCCGTGGCGATGCAGATGCACCAGCAAACGGTTCAGAAGGACAAGCTGCGGTCTCTGACGGCCGAGGCCGAGTTCCGCCAGAAGGCCGAGACGTCGCTGGCGGAACTCGACCCCTTGGCCTCGAATTACGAGACACAGGCCAACACGATCCTGTCGGAAGTCAGTCAAGAGGCCGTTTCTTCGGCCGGGATTGAGACGGCCATGGAGCAAGAGCGGCTGTCCTCTGTCCTGAAAGCGCGTTCCGCCGGCCTCATGGCCGACGCGGCGGAGAACCGGCGCAAGGCGCTGGAGCGGGAGAGCTTGCGGCAGCGTGAGCAGGCCGTGAACGGCACGCTCGCCCAGATTATGCAGGACCCTGCCGGTGCGGATGTCTATCTGGCGGAGCACCGTGCGGCGGCCGAGCGATACAACGCGTCGATCAGTCCGGAAGTCCAGCGGGAACTGGCGATGGACTTCGCGGAGCAAGCGATCAACGCGGAGGCGGTCGGGTATGCGGAGAACGGCGACTTGCGCGCCGCCACGCGTATCGTTGAGCAGAATGCCGAGGTGCTGGGGCCGGATGGCATCCTGAAGATCAAGCGGCACATTCGATCGGTGGAGGCCCGCCAGCGGCAGGAGTACCTGCGGGCCACGGCGTCGACCCTTGCCGATATCCAGATCGACTTGATGGACGCGAACAGCCAAGAGGCCCTGGACGCCATCGAGAGCCGCGTGGAGCAGGCGCACCGCGCCGGCATGTTCTCGGGGCGGGAGGGCGCCCGGGTATCCATGTTCCAGGCCATCCGCCGGCAGCGGGAGCAAAACCAGAGCGTGGGCGAGGCCCGCGTCTTGGCGGACCTACAGCTTGACATTCTGGAGGCCGACAGTCCGGACGAGTTGGACGCCCTGGGCACCCGGCTCCAGGAGGCCGACAGCCAAGGTCTATTCGAGGGGCGGCAGTCCACCCGCGTCGCGCTGACGAAGCTGGTGGGGCAGCGGCGTTCTGCGATCGCGGAGGGCCGGCAGGAGGTGGAACTGGCCGATCTGGAGACCGCCATCTCCGACGCGGGGTCCCTCCCGGAACTGGACGCGCTGCGGAAGACCGTGGACGCCATGCAGGAGCAGGGCCAGCTTGGGGCGGATCGGCAGGACGAGCGAGTGTCGTTCGTCAAACAGATCAACGCCCGCCGCCGCGCGCTGGCGTCGGAGACTGAGGACACGGTCCTGGCGTTGCAGAATTACAACAGCGGGACCGGATCGGACAGCCAACGCGAGGCCGACTTGGCGTGGGGCGCGCTGAAGGACCAGCTTGTCACCGACCCGGACGACACCGACCGGATCGTGGACGCGGTAGCGGAGTTTTCCATGCGCTCCGGGTTCGTCCCGACCCCGATCCAGCGGGTCGTCACCAACGCGGAGCGCGTGGACGACCCGGCCCTGGTGGCCCAGGCGGCCCAAATCCACGACCGCATTCGGACGTTCACGCAAGGCGCCAGCACTGGCGCGGGGGACCGCGTCAAGGCGGTGTCGTCCTATGTCGAACTCATGGGGGTGCCTTACGATCAGGCCGCGTCGCTCGTCCTGCGAACGGCGCCGGATCAGCGGACGATCGAACAGCGGCGGGAGGTGCTGCGGAGCGCGGACAGCCCGCTCAAGGAACTGGACACCGATGACGAGGTGCGCTTGCTGTTCCCGTCGTCCCAGTTCATCGGAGGTGGGCTGGGCGAAGCTGACATTCCTGGATCAGTGCGCCGGGAATACGAGGATGCTGTGTCGCGGGGGTACGAACTCACGGGGGACATGGACGTATCGAAGAACATGGCCGCCCGTACCATCCGCGAGCGGTACGGGGAGACGTTCGTGGGCACGGACGGCCGGCGCCGCCTGTCTCCGAACCCGCCGGAGCGGCATTTCCCCGGGGCATCGAACCTGTACCTGACGACAGAGCAGAAATCCCTCATTGTCAACAGCGAGATTGACGGTGCGCTGGAGGCCATGGGTGTTGCCCCCGCTGATATCGTTGGCCCGGATGGGGAGGAGCTTTCTTCGGACACGACGCGATACAGCTTGGAGCCGGACGGGCGGACCCAAAGGGAGGTTGACGCGGGCGGGCGCCCGTCATATCAGGTCCGTGTCCGCAACAGTCTCGGTATTCTCGTGCCCATGTACGTCCGGGACGAGAACGGTTCCATCAAGCAATTCCGCTACACGGCGCCGTCCCAGGCGGAACTGCGCGCCAACCCGGAGCACCAGCGGATCATGAACGAGTTGAGGACGCGCGCGGAGGCGCCACGGCGCCGTAATGAAGACGCCCGCCGGACGTTCGGCGGGGGCTCGCCCGGGCTACAGGGCGTATACGATAGGCTTCAGGGAGAAGAGTGATGCCCTTCAATGTGGACCCCGTGAAGGCCCGTCCGGCAGGCTCGCCGTATCAGCTTGACACCGCGCGGGAACCGGTCACGATGATGGAGCAGGTGGGCGCCGCGTTCGACATGGACAACGTGGTGGCGTCGCTGGTGAACCGGATCAACGAGGGGCCGGCGCCGGAGCGCGTGCCCGGGTTCGACCCACTGGACCACCTCCAGCCGGGGGAAGAGTACTACCCCCAGTATTTCGCGGACGACGGGTCCCTGGAGGACATGGAGCGGACCCGCGCGCGGCTCGATCGTGAGCACGAAGCCCGGCGGCTCCTGGCAGACGGGCCGCTGAACTCGTTCTTCGCGTCCACCCTGGCCGTGGGGCTGGACCCCACCACCTACCTCCCGATCGGCGGCGCGGTGATGAAGGGCGGCACGTTGGCGAGTAAGCTGGCGCGCGCCGGTGGCGTCGCGGCGGCGGAGAACGCTGTGTCAGAAGCTGCGCTTCAGGCCACTCAGGAGACCCGCACGCCCGAGGAGAGCTTGACGGCCATCATGCTTGGCGGCGCCATCGGCATGGGGCTGGCGGGCGCCGGAGCGGCCATGTCTCGCAAGGTCCAGGGGCTGGACGGGCGGACCCGCTCGGCGGACGAGGCGTATCGTGGCGCGGTGGGCGAGATCACAGAATTGACCCGGGTCCAGTTCCCGGAGGGGACCGTGGGCGCCGCGTCGGCCGCGCCGGCCCCGATCGACACCAAGCTGGCGTCCTCCTGGGGCGCGAGCGAGGCGGCGCGGTCCCTCCGGCGCATGGGGCTCGCGGCCCCGTCCGTCGAACTCGGGGGGAGCCCGAACGCGGCGTCGCGGCAGGTCGTGAACGATCTGGTGGACACCGGCATGTTCACGCAAGGGAACTTCCGAGGGGTGGCCTCCCGCGCGCCCGTTGAACTCCGCATTCGGTCTTACGACGCGGTGGTGGCCACGGCTTCCCGGCGGGTCAACGAAGGCTGGCGAGCGTATCGGAAGCGGGTTCCGGCGAACCAGCGTCAGTTCACGTCCCTCATGGGGTTCCAGGAGGCCGTGGGCAAGGCCATGCGCCGTTCCGACGCGGACCCGATCCCGGAGGTGGCGGCCCTGGCCAAGGACATGCGCGCGGCCGTGTTCGACCCGCTGGCGAAGGAAGCCCAGCGTCTAGGGCTCCTGCCGGAGGACCTGCCGGTGGAGACCGCGCAATCCTACTTCACGCGCGTGTACGACGTCGACAAGATCAAGGCCAAGCGGCCCGTCTTCCGCCAGAAGGTCGAGCAGTATCTGCGCAACACGATCCCGGCGGACGAACTGGAGAGCGGGGCGGAATACACAGAGATCGCGAACAAGATCATTGACGCGATCATGGGGAGCCCCGGCGCGCGCATCCCCTTCATTCGGGTGCCCAAGGGCCGAGGTCCGCTCAAGGAACGCACGTTCTTGATCCCGGACGAAGACATTGAGGACTTCTTGGTGTCGGGGGTTATGCCCGTGACGGCCAAGTACGTGCGCACTATGGCGGCCGACGTCGAGTTCGCGAAGCGGTTCGGGAAGCCTGACCCGAATGAGGACTTCCGCGAAGCCATCATGACCGACGCGGCGATCCGAGCGGACAACGCGCCCACCGAGGCGGAGCGCACGCGCATCCTGAACGAGGCGGAGCGTGAGGCCAGCTTGGCGGCGCACCTGACGAACCGCATTCGGGGGACGCTGGACGGGCCGCTGGACCCCCGGTATCGCGGGCTCACGCGCGCGGGCAACGTCCTGCGGAACCTGAACTTCACGCGGCTCCTGGGATCGGTCTTGCTGTCGAGCTTGCCCGACGTCGGCCGCGTGGTCCAGGAGGAGGGGTTGATCCGGACCATGTCCCCTGTGTTCGCCGACATGGCGGCGGGGTTCAAGGGCCTGCGGATGGGGGTGAAGGAAGCCCGCATGGCCGGCACCGCCCTGGACGATCAGCTTGCCACGACGATCCGGAACCGGCTGGACCTGGGCGAGCGGTATACGCATGAGAGCTATCTGGAGCGCGGGGCGGACTATGTGTCGCAGCAGTTTGGGCGGTTCACTCTTCTGAACCACTGGAACACCGCGCTCAAGGGCGTCACGTCGTCCCTGGTGTCCTCCCGCATTCTGGAGACCGTCCGGAAGCTGAACGACGGGAAGGCGCTCACCGACCGGGAGACGCGCAAGCTGGCGCGATCCGGGATCGACTGGGCCACGGCCCGGCGCATCGCGTCCCAGGCGGAGCATTGGGAAGATGCCCCCGGTGGGCTCGTGTTCGCCAACACTCAGGCGTGGACGGACCCTCATGCGGTGGAGGCGTTCCGCGACGCGCTCTTGCGGGACGTGGACAACACGATCATCACCCCCGGCGCGGGGGACGCGCCGATCTGGACGTCGACGGAATGGGGAAAGACGGTGTTCCAGTTCAAGCGGTTCGCCATGGCGTCCACGCAACGGCTCCTGATCTCCGGCCTCCAGGCCCGCGACGTCCAGGCGATGTCCGGGATCATGCTCATGGTGGGGCTTGGGGCCATGGCCACCGCGTTCCGGGACATTTCGTCGGGGAACCACGATCGGATCAAGGAACGCTCGACCGGCCAGTGGATCGTCGACAGCGTGGATAGGTCAGGAGTGCTGTCCCTTTACATGGAAGCGGACCAGCTAATGGCGAAGGCCAGCGGGCATTCCCCGGCCACGCTGATCACCGGCGGCGAGGCGCCATCCCGGTTCGCGGCGCGGAACCTTGTGGGCCAAGCCCTTGGCCCTACGTTCAACACGGCCCAGGACCTGGGGTTGACGACGCGCTCGCTGTTGTCCGGCGAGACGTTCACGCAATCGGACCTTCACCGGCTCCGCCGCATGATCCCGGGGCAAAATCTGTTCTACACCGATTACTTGTTTGACCGGCTTGAGGCCGGGCTTTCGGAGGGTATGGGTCTTCCGGAACGACGGTAGGGTCCATTGACATGGCGCGCGCCTTTGGGGTATCGTGGGGTCACCCGCGAACCCTGGAGGACGCCCATGACGATCGCCACCACAGAGAGCCGGAGTGTCAAGCTCGGTGACGGTGCCTCGGACACCGCTTCTGTTCCATTCGTGTTCCTGGATGACACGGACCTATCGGTGTCTCTGGTGGACGCGAGCGGCGTGTCGACACTCAAGACGCTTGGCGTGGACTACGAAGTCTATGGAGGCGGCGGGGGGACCGGGGCTGTACGGACCCTGTCGTTTATCCCTGCGGTGGGCGAGCGCTTGGTGATCGAACGGCAGGTCCCCTACACGCAAGGGATTGACTACGTCACGAACGATCCGTTCCCGGCGGAGGTGGCCGAGCAGGGGCTGGACCGCCTCACGATGCAGGTGCAACAGGTCAAGGACGTGACCGATCGGGCGTTCACGCTGTCCCCGTCCGTCACGGACACCGTCTCGCTCAACCTGATCCCGGACGCGGGAAAGCTCCTGGGCTGGAATGCGGCAGGAGACGCGCTGGAAAACAAGGACCTGAACGCCCTGGACCTGGGCGACGCGGTGGTGTCCGACTACATGGCCGGCTTTCTGGAGACCGAGAACGAAGCCGCTGCGCAATCGTACCTCGGGATTGGCGGCGGGAATGCGGACACGCTCGACGGCGAGGAAGGCTCGTGGTACGCGGACATCCCCGCGCGCCTTGGCTTTACCCCGCTCGCGGAAGATCAGGCGATCACGCTCCCGAACAACGACGCCCTGTGGGGGCGCGAGACGGGCGGTACTCCGCGCCCGCTGATCTACCGTGGTGGTGACAACATTACCTATGTAGGCACAGACGCGCAACCGACGATCCTGAGGGGATCGGCGCTCACGTTGTTGTCACGGATCACGATCCCGAACAACGTCCCGTATCAGGCGCAAGATACTGGCGGTGTGTCCAGGATCATGGCTGTCGTCCGGGGGGACAACGTCACCCAACTTGGGGACGTCGCGCGAAATACGGATATCCACGGGGCCACGGTCACGGTGAATGGCGGCGCGATTTGGTCCAACAGCAACGCGCCGCTAGCCATTTCCGGCACGCTAGGGCGGCAAACCCTTCCGACCGGGTTCAAAATCCAGTGGGGGTACATCTCGCAAATCAACGCGGGATCTACACAGAACGCTAACTTCTCAGAGGCGTTCAGCACAGTCTTCGGGTGCTGGTTCAATGCTCAGGACGATGGCGCCGGTATCGACCTAAGGCTCGTCAATCTGTTTACCACGTATGCGCAGATCAAGAACATCGGGGGTCTTCGCGCGGATGATGTTCGTTGGTTTGCGATTGGAGTGTAAGACACATGACTATCTCCTCGACTTCATACATCGACCGTAAATCCGGAAATGGCGTTACAACCGATTTCTCCACGTCGTTCCAGTTCTTCGACGCGGACGAGCTTGTCGTGACGCTATACTCCGCCGCCGGGGTGGCCACTCTTCAGGTCCTCTCGACCCACTATTCGGTGTCCGGGGGCGACGGGAATGAGGGGACCGTCTCCATGGTCGTACCCCCGCCGGCGGGGACGACGCTCGTGATCGAGCGGCAAACCTCCCGGACACAGGGGACGGACTATCAAACGAACGACGCCCTGCCGGCGAACGCCGTGGAGGAGAACCTGGATCGGCTCGTGTGTCTGGTCCAGGAGGCCCTGGGCAAGTTCGGCGCCGTGCTCCAACTCCCCCCGACGTTCGCCGACGGCCCTCTGTCCCTGCCGCCCCCGGAGGACGGCAAGATCATGCGGTGGAATGCGGCAGAGGATGGCCTTGAGAACGTCACCCTGGCGGACGTCGGCGCGGCGGCGACGAACCCCTGGGCTGTTGACCTCCTGGCCCTGACGGACGCCACGAGCGCGCGCACCTATCTGGGCCTGGGGGACTTGGCTGAGAAGGACACGATCAACGACGCCGATTGGTCCGGCACGGTCCTGTCGATTGCCAACGGCGGCACGGGGGCGGACACGCCCGCTGGTGCGCAAGCTGCCCTCGGCCTGGGAACCATGGCGCTCCAGAGTGCGCTGGACGTGACGATCGCAGGGGGGACGATCGCTGGTGTGGACCTGTACAATCTCGTGAGCCCACTGCCCATCGCGGACGGCGGCACGGGCGCGTCCAGCCTGGGCGGGCTCAAGACGTCCCTCGGCCTGGGGGACTTGGCTGATAAGGACACGATCAACAATTCCGATTGGTCTGGTACCGATTTGTCCATTCTTCACGGCGGCACGGGGGCGTCTGACGCCAGCGGCGCCCGATCGAACTTGGGCCTCGGGGCGCTCGCGACGAAGTCCACGATCAACAACTCCGATTGGACGGGCGCGGCCCTGGCGGTCACCAACGGGGGTACAGGGGCAACGAGCGCGGGTGGCGCCCGGACGGCCCTGGGCCTGGGAACCATGGCGACGAAGTCCACGATCAACAGTTCTGACTGGTTCGGCGCCGATCTGGCCATCATCCATGGTGGCACGGGCGCATCCGACGCCAGCGGCGCCCGATCGAACCTGGGCCTGGGGTCTATGGCCACGCAAGCGTCCAACAGCGTATCCATTACGGGCGGGTTCGTGACGGCCACGCTGAACGCCGGGGGCGCGCGTGTGACGAACGCGGCGGGGCCTGTCGTGGGGAGTGATCTCGCGACCAAGACCTACGTGGACGGCGTGACCGGCGCGGCGTTCCGGGGGGCGCTCGTCCGAAAGAACGCGGCCCAGAGTGTACCAAACGCCACGGGCACGCGCCTCACTTGGGAAGTGGCCGTATATGACACGGATAGCATTTTCAACAATGGAAACAACACTCTGGTCGTTCCCTCTGGAGTGACTAGGGTCCGCCTGATCGGCTGCATTCACTTCGCGTATAGCGCAGGAGGGGCCACCCGTTTCGCAGAGATTGCGCCCACTGGCGGAGGGGTTTATGGGTGCTCGCGCCACCGTCACCCGGCGGGGGAGAGTGAGTTCATGATTTCCACCGCTGTCCTAACCGTGACGGCGGGAACCGCGTTCGAATTCACCACGTACCAGGACAGCGGTGGAAATCTGAACGTCAACGATACTGAGTACACATGGTTCGCCATGGAAATCATCGAGTAAACAGGAGGCCAGAGTGAGCGAACACCAGTATTGCAGCACTGAAGAAATCATGCGTTGCTTGGGTCGGATGGAGGGAACCCTGGATGCGCTTCGCGAGAGCGTCACGGTCCAGACTGAAGTCGAGCGGGTTCGGCTCAACGATCATGCTAACCGCATTCGTGGCCTGGAGCGCGCCCAAGCATGGGCCGCCGGGGTCATGGCGGTTCTCGCGGCCGTGGTCACGGCGGTGTTCACCGCGACGTTCGACAAGATCATGCGGTTGTTCGTGTAGAAAAAGGGGGCCTAGTGGCCCCCTTCCATCGCCCGAACCCGCGCTCTCAATTCCCCATAGTCTAGGATAGCCCGAGCGACGGCCGAACACGTCGGGTTCGGGTCGAGGGGGTCGCACGCCTCGGCCATGGTGTCGAGTTCGTCCGCCATGCGGCCCTGGAACTCAGGGCTGTACGCTTCCAACTCGGGCGCCACGACCACGGCCGGTGCGATGTAGCTAGAACTTGCCAGTTCGCAGGCGGACAGCAAGCTGGCCCCGAGAAAGCCCAGGAACAGAAGCGGCACGGCGTTTCGCATTGGCGGCCTCCTGGTGCTGGCGGTTCGATTGCTCAAGAGCGCCCTGATCTACCAGGGTCTGCTCGGTGCGGCGTTGCTTGAGGTAGTCCAGGACCCCCGATAGGAGGCCCTGGAACACCATCCTGAGCAGGCCGGTGAAGAACCCGGCCATGGGCTAGACCACGGCGTCGACGTCTTCGGCGGTCACCGCGCCCTTGGTGGCGGCAACCTCCTTGATCTTGGCCTTCGCTTCGTCGCGGCCCATGCCGATGCCGTCCTCCACCGCGCGGACCAGTTCGTCGTCCCACTGGGCGTCGGTCTGCTTCACGATTTCCTTCAGGCGACCCCACAGGTGGCCGATCGCAATGCCGGCAACGCCCACCAGGGCGGGGATCAGCATGTCCAGCAGTTCGCCAAAGTCAAATCCATCCATTGTCGGTCTCCCTTCTTACCAGAGTAGGTCCATGGTTGCTTGGATGGTTGCCGTCCGGAACACGTCGAGTGCCCGGCGGAACCACCCACGGCGGAACGTGAGCTTGAGCACGGAATAGTGCATAAGACGATGCATGGCGACGTCCCGCACGAAGTCCGCTTCCGTCACACGTCCCTTCGTGATCAGGACGTTCAACGCGTACAGCGTCTCTTGCCCGATCACGCCGTCCTCTTCGATCTTGGGGCTGAACCACTCGTTGATTGCCTTCTGCAAAAACAAGCCGCCGCGCCCCTGATTGACCTGACAGTCGAAGACCATATAGTCCACGCCAGCCGGAAGGCTGTCCGCTTTGACTGCCCGCCAATACATGACGTAGTAGATTTTCGTGGCCTCCCGTTTGGTCAGGCGCTGGAGCCGGGACTTGGTCGCCGGCCCCGGTACGATCCCTCGGGCCACGGCTTCTTTGAGCGTGCCGATCGTGATGCCCAGGTTCGTGGCGCCGCCGGGGTCCTCCGGGTGGTCCACGAACCCGCCTTCGTGCGGGAACATGGCGTCCATAGCAGCGAGGAATGCGTCAGGATACACGGCCATTCGGGTCCTCCCTTGTGAAAGCGGCCTTGGGGTCCGGTACACGGTCGATAATGCCCGCCGCCAAGACATTAAGCCGTTGCACCCACTCGTCACCGTGTACACTTGGCGGGCGATCGTCCACCATCTTACCACAGCGCTCCGCGTCACGCAAGACGACCAAACAGGCCATGGCTTTGGTGAGGTGTGGGAGCCCGCTGTCGGGGTCCACATCCTGGCCCTCCCACCACGCCATGATGTGGCGCATGAGCGCGTCGTAGTAGACGGACGAGCGGACGGCCGCGACACGGTAGTTGTGGCGGCCATACTTCCGCGCCCCCTCCAACATCGCGAGGCCAACCTCCATGAGCACCGGGGCCGGCACACAGGAGAGCGGGGCCTTCTTGGCCCCCACGGCGTCCTTGGGGTTCGTGTCCTTGCCGTCGGGGCGGTTCAGGGGAGTGTTGCAGCCGCGCTGAAACTTGCACTTCTTGCACCCCAGGATCGTGGCACTGCTCGCCTTCTCCTGGGGGCCATGGCACGGCGGAGGGGTCGAAGCTTGACGGCAGGCGTTTATGAATTCGCATCGGTCGCAGTCTGCCGCAGCAGCGAGGTATCCATCCTCGAAATTCCCGTAACAGCAAGGGACCACCTCATCGCGGCGGGCAACGACTTGAATGTCATGAGCAGCCATGGCGTGTTTTCTCCACTTCACATTGGACACAGTATCCGGGGCCGAAGTTCTCGGCGCCGCATACGGGGCACTCGGTCCAGGACTTGTCGTCCCGGGTCCCAAGCTGGCCGGTACGACCGCAAGACGGGCACACCCCGTCAAGCGGTCGCTTGCCACCGCAAAAGCAACACTTCATCGCGGCGGCGCGGTGTTCATGAAGTACACCATCAACATATACCGAACGCCCATGGCCGCCACTTGCATCGCTTCCTTCAGGGCGTCCTTGGAATAGCCGGTCCCATGGCCCTTCACAAGGTCCCACAGTTCGTCAAGCTCTTCCGCGATGACGGCATAGCCTTCGTGCGCAGAAGCGAACCCGGGGTGTCCTCCCCCGGAATTCCCGTACGTCTCTAGGGCTCCGTCCAGTTCCTTCCGCACCAGGGCGAACAGTTGGTCCAGCACCTTGTCCACGTCTTGGGTGTCGGTGGTACCGTTCCGGAATTCATCCTCGGTCATGGGTTCATCCTTTCGATAGTGAGTTGTCAATGGCCGGGTGCCCCCGGAGCTTCTGGTGGATCACCATGGATACCGAAGAGCCGGCAGCGCCTGCCGCGCCCATGATACAGATAACTCCCGCGAGTGTCCACCAGTTCTCTGCCGACACCTCAATGACGATGACCCCCAGCTTCACCACCTCACAGACGGCCATCGCAAGAGACGCCGGAAAGAGCCATGCGTACTTGCTGTGCATGACGTTCAGTTGTTGAAATGCGCGGGCGGCAACGTTGATAAACGTCATAAGCCCGACAAGAAGAATTGAACTCATGCCCGGTACTTCCCTTTCCAGAAGGTCACGATCTGACGCTTTCCATTGCTATGCGTCACGATATGACTGTGGGACCAGTTTGACGGCCCACGGTTATAGTCCATGTCCAGCTTCCCCAACAGGCCGGCGGTCCAGCACCCATCAACGATCCCCGCCGCGTGCGTGTGGCCGGTGTTGGACTTCCGCCCCATCCGAGCGAACGCGGTCGGAGCGCCCCGGAGGCCATTCGGCCCAAGGTGCCCGTGCATCCCGCATTCGATCCCCCCGTTCAGGTCGTGGCATATCACAAAGCTCTCGTCCTGTCGGAGGAACCGGAGCCAATCCGGCCGGGAGCTACCCGTCATCACCCGGAGGGGTTCTTGCATGGCCCATTCGAGCACGTGGAAGCGGTGCCACCTGTGCAGGATGGCCCGGTAGCGCGCAAGCTGAGCCTCCAAGAAGAAGATGGCGTTCGGCGGGTCGAGACGATAGTCCGCCTCCCGCAACCACCGCTCCAGGGCGTTGTCGTGGTTGCTGTCCACGACCACGAGCTTGCCGCCCGTCGACAGGACCGCCTCCCGCGCCATGTTGAGCACTGAGGCCGCGCGCTTGATCTCGTCCTGCACAACGTCGGCGGCCTCCACGTACCGCTGGAAACGGGCGTGGGGGTTCTTGCTGTCGTGGTGGTTCCGCGCCCGGAAGTCCACCAGATCATGGAAGAACTGGAACTTGGGGGACAGGGCTTGCGCGAGCCCACCCGGCCCCCAGGCGAGTTCGGCCGCGACGTGGTCCAGGAGCGCGGTGTGGACGTCTCCCCAGGTGACGGCCTCCACGCTGTGCCCGGTCGTCAGGCGGCCGTCTTGGACCCGGACGTCCAGGTCGTGGATCGTGCCGTCGCTGTCCGCACAAAGCTGGCGGACCCACCATGAACCTTCGCTGTCCACCTCCACCAGGAGCGCGCCGTAGGAGTGATGGAACTCCGCCTTGAGGCCGGCCTTCTTCGCGATGTAGTTCCGCAGGGTTGCGGTTCCCGTCGTGTAGTTGAATTTCGTGGCCTCGTGCTTGCCGCTGGCGACGCTGTCCATGGCGAGCTTCGCGTGGGGGACGATGGCCGACTGGCGCCCGGTGTAGCTCTCCAGCCCGGACAGAGGCCGGACAGCCGTGGGCAGGATGTTCATCTCCCCACACCACACCAGCCCCGGGGCAAGCTGCACACGCTCGTCCGCGACGAACGGCGCCACCGCAGGGTCATACCAGAGTTCGTCCGATGCCTTCTCTTTGCCGGGCTTCACCGATCCCTTCCCGTAGGACGACACGTCGTAGGTGAACCGGCTCACCATGATCGCGGCGTCGTACACGCGGGCCATCTCCCTGAGGTTCTTCCACAGCGCCTCATGGACCAGGGTGTTGTTCTGCGCACAGGTCAAGATATAGCGCCGCACCTCCCCCGGCGCCGGCAGCGGGGCCTCCCGGGTGGCGATGGCCTTCACGCGGCCATCCAGGACCGGGGGATCGAACGGAAGTTCGGGCTCCACCTCGGGCTCCAGGTCCGCCGCGTGGAAGCGCTTTCGCATGGTGTCATACGGGCACCCCCAGGCGCGGGCAGCGGCCCGGATGGAGCCGTGCGTCTCTACTTCTTCGCGCGCCCTTTCCGGGGTGAGCGTTTGATGGCTCCTGAAGTCGCTTTTGCGCATGTGGGGTCCTCCATGTAGGCGAGCAGCAGGCCGATGGCGTCGGCCTCGTGGTCGGTCCCGGGGGTAAAGCCGAGCGCGGTGATCGTGGCGATCATCTCCTCTTTCGAGGCGTGGCCGCGCCCCGTCAGCACCCGCTTCGGGGTTTGGACGTTGATCAAGAGGGACCGGGCGGCCCCCGCCGCACTCGCGGCGGCCTCGGCAACCCCCGCGAACCCCCACCCGGCGCGGGTAGCCGCCTCCCCTCGGTGGAACGGTTTCTCGATCAGGACCGTGCAAATCTTGTGCCGGGCCACCATCCCCGAGACGAAGCTGTGACACTTCGAAAAGCGCCGCGCGAACGAGTGACCCGCGAAGTGCTCGGTCCCGTGCGCGAAGATCATGGGGTGATCGGCGGGCACCCACAGCGCCCACCCGGCGTTCTCCGCAAGATCAAGCGCGAGGATAGCCCCGTCCAGCGGCGAGGCCGGTATCATCACTTTTTGAACCGGCGGCCGGTCCAGGGTTCCACCAGGATCGGGATATTCAATGCACGCGCCCATGGTGCTATGTCCTCCATACATTGCCGGAATACGGTCAGAGCGTCCGCAGGTACGCCCCGTATTTCGGACAGGGCTTCATCATGCACTGTCAACACGATAGGATATCCTGCGCGTTCGAGCAAGAACATTGCACGCGCCAGAAGGTCCCGGGAGATCGCTTGCACGATGTTCTCTGTCCACCGCCCGCCGTACATCTTGACCCGCTGCCAGCGGCCGTCCCGCCACTGTTCAACGGAAAGCTGCATGATCTGTTGCTCGGGGTCCCAGGGGGCCGGGTACCACCGGAGCTTTGGCCCCCAGTACCACAGCCGGCGGCCGGACGGCAGACGGCAGGTCAACCAAGGCCCCTTCATCTCAAACTGGACACAGTTGTAGTCCACAACCTGACCGGTCGACACGCACTCGATCGCGGCGAGTTCGAGCCCTTTCCAGAGGCCAATGTCTCCGGTCTCCGGGTCACCCGCGAGCCCCTTGTGCTTCCCGCGCCACGCCGTCTTGTACACCTGCACGTCGTCGTCCGTGTGGTGGTCCGTCTTGTCGAAGTTCCTCCAGGCGCCCACGGCGCCCTGGTACCCGAACGCCAACTCGCAGACCTTACCGACCTGACGCTCTTTCGGGTGCGTCTTCTTCCCCAGGACTGGATACCCGAACACGGCCTCCGCCGCGACACAGTACATGTCCTGACCTTCCCCACGGTGGGACTTACGGATGGCCTCCAGCTTCCATTCCTCGCCGGCAACCGCTGCCGTGACGCACATTTCGATGCCCGAATAGTCCCCGCCGATGAACACGTGACCGGGGGCCGCCACGATCATGGAGCGGAGCGCGTTCGAGACGGCCACCAAGGGGTCCCCGTACATGGCCTCCACCTCAGCCGCGCGGCCCCGCGCCAGCGTCGCGCACAGGACGTCGAAGTCCGCTTCGGTGTAGTCCTCATACTCCACGCCGAACAGGTCCTCCCCGAACGGCCGGGGCAGGTTCTGGAACTGCGGGCCTCGGCCGGCCCAGCGGCCGGTGGTGGCCCCGTGATACTGGGCCACGTTCCTGATCCGCCCGTCGCGGCAGGTCCAACGGTCCATGGACGCCACCTTGGCCCCGGACGCTTTCGCGAAGCGCCGCCGAAGCTCCAGAATGCGCCGGACTTCGGAGCCCGGTTCCAAGTTCGGGATCGTGGCGGTCAAGAAATCCTTGTCGAGGCTTTCTGTGAACACGCCGAAATCCTCAAGATATTCCTTCAGCGCCTGGACTTGTGTGATTTCCAAACTGGTCAAGCCCCTGAACTCGTCCATGATCCGCCCCCGGACGGTCTCCAGGACCATACCGGCACCGCGCACGGTGTCCGTGTCGATCTGGACGCCACGGGTGTTGATCGTCCGGTCCAGTTCGAACAGGGCCTGTTCCGGCGCCGGCAGAGGGCCGAGCGCGTCCCCCAGGCAATCCTCAGTTCGGACGTCCTGCCGGCAGTAATCCGTGGTCTTGATGAACAGGTCCGGATCATTGTTCCACCGCACCAAGTCGGGGGCGTCTCCCTTGCGCCGGGGCGCCGGCTTGCTGATCTTCAGCATGACCCGGTGGCCTTCGTCGTCCTTCTGGTGCGGGGCCTGCACGATCTGTGCGACCTTCTCCAGGCGCGCCGGAAGCGCCTTGTGCAGCGCGTACGCCTGGACGTCCCGCCATTGCTTGATCTGCACAGGGGGCCATCCGAAGCGCGGGACGCAGATGCATTCCCATATGGAGGGCTCGAAGTCCGCGTTGAAGATTTCGACCGGGACACCCTGCGCGATGTATTCCAGAAGTAGCTCCGGGGGGTCAGATTGCTCGAACCCGAACTCCGGCGCCGCGTCGCCGAACCACACGTTGGGCTCGCCACGGTCGAAGCTGTAGGCCACGCACAGGATGCGCGTCGAAGGATGCTCCGCGTACACCCGGGCGCCGTGCTTCTTCAGGTCGCACGCGCTTCGGGTCTCGAAGTCCAAACCGATGATCCGTGGGGAGTTCGGGGCCATTGCCTCTACGCCCCTGCCGCGTACCGGTCGTCTTCCATTTCCATAAGCGCTCGGAGGACGTCCCACACGCCTATCGAGGACCACCCGCCGCAGTTACCGCACTTCCGGGATGAGTGTTTGTAGATGGCGCTCTCGACCGTGGTCACCTGTCCGGCGCCACAGTGAGGGCAACGCCAGTGCACCGTGGCGTTCTTCATTTCGGGGGTCATGATGTTGCTCTCCTAGATGTCGAAACCGCGTCGGCGGGCCTCAGCCAAGATCGCCGCGTAGTCTTCCCGCATGGGGGCGTCGCTTAGGATGTCGATCCGGGACGTGCGCCCGTTTGCGCCCACGAGCTTCGCGGGGCCAGAGACATAGACGAACTCCCCCGCGTCCAACCCCTGTGAGCGGACGAAGTTCTCCACGGTTCTGCGGTTCTTGGCAACGATGTATCGCATGGTGTCCTCCTATCGTCGGGGGCTCGGGGGTGGAGTGGCGCCGGGCTTCACACATAGCGGGCGCCAAACCACCCCCGTCTCACGCCGGCCGAACCCCCGAACTTCCGGCGTGAGGACTGGTGGGGCTTAGAACGGGATGTCGGTGGACATGTCCATGCCCGCCGTCGCATCCTCGCCCAAGTCCGCGTCCTTGATCCCGCCGAACACGTCGGCGGCAGAGCGGGCGTTGCCCAGCTTGTCACCGTTGCGGGACTTCAGCACCATTTGCAGGTAGCACTTGACGCCGTCCGGGTTCTGGCCGACGCCGTTGTACGCCTTGACGTTCACCTGGATGTAGCCGTAACACCCGCCGTAGATGTCACGCTCGTTCATGATCGGCTTCTTGTCCGGGCCGACAACTTCCGGGGCGAACTTGGAACGGCACGCCAGAATGATGTTGCCCCGCATGTAGTCGCGCTGCCCGGCCTTCTGCGGGTTCCGCCGATCGAAGCGATCGGCCTCGCGATCGCCGTCCTTGAACGGGAACATGAACTCCCCGCCCTTGGCCTCTTCAATGACGTTGCGCCCGGGCCACCGGGCGGCCGCCACCGCGATCGCGGTCTTCTTGCACCCGTCCAGGGAAGCCATGGCTTCCGGATTGTCCTTCGCGAACATGGCCTGGACTTCATAGTTGGGGTCTCCGCTCGCCTTGCCGTCAATCACGACTGGGCGGGGCTCGAAGAAATGCGGGTGAGCAAAGCGGACTTCACCGATGACGAGGAAAGTGTCGAGATCAGCAGCCATGGGTCGTCTCCTTTTCGTAAAGTGTCGTAAAGTGTCGTAAGGGTTTGTCAAGTGTCGCTTGCTGGGACGTTGGCGAAAACCTCCACCGCACGGCGCGCGGACACCTTGTCACGGATATCATGGGCGCGCGCAACAGTCAAGCCCGCTTCGGGCTTGTACGCCCACTTCCTCGCAAACTCCCGCCCGCCGGGGACCTTCTCCATCTGGGCAGGACTGTTGAACGCTGGCGCCTGATAGCACTCCAGCCCGGCCGCCTTGGCGGCGCCTACGGCGCCTTCCTTCCACGCTCGTTGAGCCTTCTGGTTCACGAGCTTGGCCCCCGGAATATCCAGCCCCCGGGTCAAACGCTTGTACGTCTCCCCTTCGACCGCCTTCATGAAAATCCTGACGGTCTCAGTGGCCTCGTACATCTCCCCGAGTTGCAGGTCCGACACAACCGTGGGGTCCGCGTCCATGTCGGCCGCGTGCTTGAAGGTCTCGAACCTCTCGGTCAGCATCGGGCACACGAGCCGCGCGGGGCAGAAGCGGCAATGGGGGCCATCTTTCAGCGGAGCGCCCGGGGTGAGCGCTTCCTTGATGCCCGGCACCAGGACGTTCGTCAGGAATTCCATAAGGTCTTCGACGGTCGTATCCCAGCTTCGGGTGTACCCGGACGGGTGGGCGCAACGGGGCTGACAGATCGTCAGCTTGACCTGCTCGACTTCGCTGCTCGCGGTGGCGGCCCCCAGGCGGTGAATAGCCCCGCAGGCGTAGTACTGAAGCTGAGGGTTCTGGACGACCTGCACCGGTATGCCCTCCCCGTGCTTGTAGTCGATCACCTCCAGGAGCCCCCATTTCGGGAACCACAGCACACAGTCCGACGTGCCGTACATGCCGGCCCATACGTGGTCCAGATCGAACCCCTGCTCCACGAAGAGGGTCGGGAACTCGCCCTCCAGGTCGTGGTATAGCTCCATCCTGGAGAGCACGTAGTCCATGTACTCCCCGACGGCCGCCGCCATGTCCTCGTCGACCGGGAACTCCTCGCCCGCATGGAGGACCTTCCCACCCGGGAAGAACATGGGATCGGACCCGGTTTCCAAGCACCACGCCGCCACGTCATGAGCGGCAGTTCCCAGGCGCGTGTAGTCCTTGCTCTCGTTTTCGCAGTGCGCCGCCAACTGCACGCTCCCGGGGCACTCCAGAAAGCGCTCGGAGGCCGACGCTCCGATATGAGAGTGGATGTTGTGCGAACCTGAAGTATTCATGGGGTTCTCCGCTCAAGGTGTGGGGGCCGAGGCCCCCACCCATGTCAGGACTTGGGGCCAGATTTCAGTGCACGGACGAACGCCGGGCGTTTGTCTTCCGGGATGGCCCCCATTCGGGTGACACCGAACTCATCCTTCATCACCTTGTTGACGAAGAGCGGGCCGGCGGCCTGCCCCAGCCCCGCCGCAACCTGGGACGCGATCTGGCGAAGCTCCTCACCGGTGATCGTCGTCCCGTCTCGGGGCTCGGTCACCTCGCCGCTGGCCTCCGCGTCCACGACGGTCCCGCCGCCCGGGGCGCGCCCGGGGATGTCTGGCCGCTCCGGCGGGATCACTTCCTGTTCAGGTTCGGGAGCCGTGGCCACGGTGTTCCCGCCCTGCTCAGGAGCCATGGTATTGGCTCCCACGTCAGCAGCCGAGCCGCCATCGCCTCCGGACTGTCGAAGAAACTCGGCCGCCCGTTTCGGATCACCCCCGCATTGCTTCAGGGCGTCCGCGCACTCCGCAACCGTGCCCAGGCCGCGCTTGCTCATGGCGAGCGCCCGGGGGTCTTCGGCCGGCGCCTCGGGAGTGGTCTTCTCCTCGGCAGGCGGTGCCGTGGATGCCGTGGGCGCCCGGCCGGTCAGGGCCTCCAAGACGGTGCCCTTGGCGACCGACATGAGGCGGCGCGCGGCCTGCTCTTCGGTCTCCCCATCCTTGACGCCCCCGTTGATGATGATCTCCGCGTCCGCGTGCTCGTATTGGGCCGGGTTGCGGCGCCGCGTGAAGCGCGCGGTGATGTTGGTCTGGTAGCTCTCGCTCATGGTCTGTTCTCCCTGGAATGATGTCGGGGCGGGCGGGTCACCACTCGATGCCGATGGCCTTCAGATACAGGGCGAACATATCGAGTTCTTCCCGTTGGGCGTCGGCGTCCTGTTTGCGCAGCGCCACGAGCTTGCGGATCGTCTTCGGGTCCCATCCGCCCCCTTTGGCCTCCGCGTACACCTCTTTGACCTGTTGCTGGACTTCCTTGACCTCCTCGTTGAGGGCTTCAATCCGCCCCAGGTAGGACATGAGGATCGGGCCGGAGTTGCCCCCGATGGCCCGGTCCACCTTGCGCTCGTGCGCCGTCTCGGTCTCGGTCTCGGCCGCCCGGGCCTCCTGCTCCGCCTTCTCGGCTTCCTTCTCGGCAGCCTTGCGGGCCTTCTCTTCCTCGCGGGCCTTGGCCTTCTCCGCCTTCTGGGCTTCCTTCTCGGCCGCCCGGCGAGCCTTCTCCTCCTCGGAAAGGCGCTGGCGCCCGCCACGCTTGGGCTTCTCGCCTTCGGCTTCGGGCGCGGTCTCGGCCTTCTCGGGGGCCGGCGCCGCGTCGGCCATGGCTTCCGCGACATAGCTGGGGACGTTCTCCCCCTGGAGGGGGACCGACACCCCGTCGGCGTCCTCCAGAAGCCAAAGCTCGTCCACGATGATGGGAGTGCGGATGCCGCCGCGCGCGGTGATGATCGTGAGCGGGATGTCGGGGTTCTGCTCGGACACGGCGATGAGCGCCGCCTTGTGGGACTTCTTCAGTGGGTCCTTCGGGGGCGAGGCCCGCATGGTGTCCAGATTGCAATCGAAAATCTTGGTCGCAGCAACGGGGGCATCCGCCGCGACGTACCAGTCTCGGGGCTCGTCCATCCGCCCCATTGCCGGATAGCTGTCCATGTGCATACCGAATAGTTCGCTCATAGCGTGTCTCCTATCGTTTGTCGAGTGCGGCGTCCGTGTTTCCGGCCTTCTCAATCGCCGAACTTAGTATGTACTCCGATATGGATTTCGGCGCAACAAGAAACTGGGCCAAAACGCCCGCATTCTGCCCGATGCGCCAGAGGCGGTCAACCGCCTGCTCGTTGTTTCCGTGCACCCAATCGTGCTCCGCAAAAAGCGCGTGGGCGCATACGTCCTGAAGGCCATCTACTCCGGTCCCGGACGAGATGATCTGTCCGATACACACCTGGACGTCCGGTTCCTCGCGAAACCGCTGCACGCGGGTGTGTTTCCCCGCGCTGGACAGGGACCCGTCGATCGTGACGACCCCCCAGTGCTCCAGTTTTTCCCGCAGGAAGCCGATCACCGATCGGTGCCACGCGAAGATCAACAGCTTCTCCAGACCACCACCGAGGAGCATTTCGGCCTGCTCCGCCGCGAAGGGCGCGATGGCCTCGCCCATGAGCCGGCGGACGGTCGACACCTCCCCGTCGAAGTCCATGCGCCCGCCGGCCGCGACGGCGTTCTTGTCCAGGCCGAGCATGTTCTCGGCCTTCGTCACCTCTTTGATCTTCTTGGTTTCGTCGACGCGGATGACTTCATAGGTCACGTCGGGAAGCTGGTGGAGCACGTCCTTCTTCCGGCGCCGAACCATGAGGTTGCAGCGGAGCCGGGCCTGGAGTTCAGGGAGGCGCCCGACTTTCTCAATCAGGCCCCCGCCGTCCGGAATGCGCATGGACGGGTTATACCGGTGCTGGAACCGGTCAAGGCTTGTCCTGTCGATCGCGTCCCAGTTCATTCCGCGCACCAGGGTGTAGCACTCCCGGGGCCGGTTCGGGAGCGGGGTCCCGGTCAGCGCCACCACCTTCTCCGCGTGCGCCGCGAGCCCGCCGTGGAACGGGTCGTCCTCCCCGCCGCCGAACACCGACCGCGTCCGCTGTGTCTCCGGGGATTTCAGATAGTGCCCTTCGTCCAGAACGAGCATGTCGAAATGGCCCATGGCCCTCAGTTGCTCGTGGATCGTGTCCGTCCGGCACAAGTCGTAAGAGAGGATGGTCCAGTTGGCGTCCGGCGGCACGCCGTCGCGCCCCCGCAGGATCGCGTAGGCCAGCGGGACCGTTCGGCGCCGTCGCAGGGTCGACCACTCCATGACCTTCTTGTACCACTGAATGCGGACGCTCGCAGGGCAGAGCACCAGGATGCGCTTCATGCGAAGCTCGTTGGCGACCCCGATCGCCTGAATGGTCTTCCCCAGGCCGGGCTGATCCCCGATGATGGTGTGCTGTCGGCCCAGGGCGTAGTCGATCCCGCAGGACTGGAACGGGAAATACTCCAGGTCGGTCGGGACCGGGAATTGCCGCGTCCCCTCCTGTGCCCACGACGCGTCATAGGCCATCCGGAGAAAGAACAACTCGTCCCGCGCCGCGTCCGTGGCCCACTGCCAGAAGGGGAGCGCCGCGTAGGGGACTTTCGTCGCGTACACCAGACGACTGGCCGTGCAGGCCGGAAGTGATTTCCCGAGGCCAACGTCTCCCGCCAGCTTGATCCCTGCCGCGTCATCCGCAGAAACGAATAGGACGAATGTCTCTGTTTTTGGGTTGAAATCTAGCCTCATTCTTCTTTCCCGGTGATTTTCAGGACGACGCGGGGGTAGTCCTGTGTCAATCGAAGTTCATCGAGAATGGCGTCCCCTTCCTTCGCGGCAGCAAGCGCCCGCTTCCACAGTTTAGGGTCAACCCCTTCCGGACATTCGAACGACTTCGGTTTCTTCTTCGCCATATGTCCATCCCCCTGAGAAGGGGGAGGGGTGCCCCTCCCCGTCCCAACGCCGAAAGGATCAGCCGTACACGGGGCCGTCCGCGTCATCCGGGTCCATGTCGTCCGGGTCCGCCTCGCCGCGAGGGACGTCCTGCGGCTGTGGGTTCTCGCGCCGTTCGTTCTCCTCCCGAACTTCCTTCAGCTTCTCCTGAAGCTCCCGGATGTTCTGGTTCGCAATGTGGTTCTCCAGCGCCGAACAGCGCGCCTCAAGCTCCGCCACGCGAAGGTTCGTGCGAATGTGGTCTTCCAAATCCACGACGGCGTTCATGCGGGGGCCTGTCACACGATTTGACTTTCCGTTGTTCATGATGCTCTTCTCCTATGTTGGTTGAGGTAAGGCCCCAAACGGTCACTCTGTCCGCCGGGGAATAAGCCGAAGCGCCCGGATCAGGTCGTGCTTGTTCGGCCCGACTTGGTGCTTGGCGATCCGGGGGTCCACCATACTGCCAGCGGCCAGCAGGGCGGCCTGCTCGGTGGGCCAGTAGCTGTCCGTTGCGGGGGGATCGACCGCGTCGAAGACTTGATAGATCACAGCCATGGTTTCCTCCCTTACGCGGTGTCGAGCGGCGCGCCGTCGTCTTCCCACGGGGCAAGGATGTTGACCCGCTGGACATGCTCGAACGCGCGGTGGTGCTCCCCCTTGAGCCCGAACTTGGTCATGAGTTGCTCCGCGCGCTCAAGGGCGTTCGAGGGTGACAGCGGCGGGTCGAACTCCGACGGCTCCGCCCGCAAACACTCCGCGCCGTTGACCTTGTGCAGGAACTCCACGGTTGTCTCGAACAGCTTCATGCGAGCCATGTCGACCAATTGATCGTGGTTGAACCCGAAACAGGAGACGTGCAGAAGCACGTCGTTCTTCCCATTTCGATTGCGGTGCAGGATGCCGGCAACCGCACAGAATGCGATGACGCTCACCATTTACTCGGCCTCCGTTTCAGTCTTGATCCAGTTGGACAGGAAGGGGAACGCCCGGTGCAGATACCCGGGTTCATCCATCTCTTCCGCGCGGCAGGCATCCATGAGGGTCGGCGGCAGAGCAACCACGGGGCGGGCGTTGTGCGACGGGGTCCACAGGAGGACCCGGGGTTGCCCGTCCAGGTTCTCCCCCAGGTAGAGATAGGGCGCTACCGCGCTCGGGCGGACCCGGTCGAGCGCGGCGGCGATCTCCTCGCCCGTGGCGAACACCACAGCCGTCGGCGGGACCGAGGTGGCCTTGGCGTAGGCTTCCGCCCGCGCGTCCACCGACCGGTCCCGCCCCGTCCCGTACATGGCGGCGAACATGGCCTTCTTGTTGGCCGCGTGCCGCGCCAGCGTTTGCGGGCGAGCGTCGCACGGACCCGCCAAGGGGTCCCCTTTTTCCGGATAGATGCACCGAATAATGGCGTCCCGGACGTCCTTGATCTCCCCGCCCATCATGTAAAGGCCGCGCAAGTTGTTCGCGATCCGGAGCATGGCGGCGCGTTCGTCACCGGGTGTAACGGCGATGAGGTTCTGCATGATCTGCTCAGTGAAGATTTTCACCCCGTCGGAGTTTCTGACGATCTCATGGTTCATGGTCTCGTTCCTTTCGTGTAGAGAACGGCGCGTCCTCTGTGGGTATTCACCCGGACGGTCACCGGTTCAAGGTGCCAGGGGTTCACGCACCGAGGGTTCTTGCACACGACGTGGTCCAGGACATGGCCCAGGGGTATCGGCCCCCGGAACCGGGCGTACATGGCCCGATGAGCGTACCACGTCGTTCCTGCGATGGAAAGTTTCCCATATCCCTTTCCCTCGTTCCACCCGCCCCAAATCCAACACCCGGTGTCGGGGTCCCGCCAGATGGGGAGGGCGTCAAAGTCCGGTTCCCATTCTGGCGGAAGGGCGAGCGCGCGGATTGTTCGCATGGGGTCCTCCGGGTGGGCGGCGCCCCAGCCGAGGCCGGGGCGCCGGGTTAGCTTACCCCAAGACCGCGTCGTACTCAGCGGCATCCCACCAGGGAAGCCCGCTGCGGCCTTCATACTGGCCGTAGGTCAGGAAATGCTCCCACGGGTTGATATCGGCCGCAGCGACGTCCGCGTTATGCGCGAGGTACACGCTGGTATTAAACCAGGGGTTAGGATCGCGAGCTTCTCGCCAGCCCCAGGTGTCGTAATGCATGGCCGGGTCGACGCCGGCGTCACGCACGTCCTCATAGATCGCGTAGTAATAGTCTCCCCACACGCCTCCACTATCGCTAGGATTGGACGCGGACTGCTCCCCGGCAGACCACGACATCAACGTATTGTAAGTGTTGGTGGTAATGCGGTGCGCGGTATTATCCGTGGGCGAGTGGCTCACGAAAATCCCCACGACATCGCCGTTAATCTCGACCGGGCTTCCCGACTGCCCGTTCATCGCGTCCAAATCGTCGTAGAAGCCGAGGCGCCAGCCGAGCACAAGATCGGCGGTCCCCTCCGTCTCCATCAACTTGAAGCCGCGATCCCCGGGATAGCCTTTGGACGTGAAAACGTCGTTCTGGTCATAACTGTCGGCCGAGATGGCCAAATTAAGCGGGTCGATCATGCCGCGCAAGTTGACCCCCAAGTTGATGATGCCGAAATCATCAATACCGTAGTACGGCGTACTCGCGGTATAGTGCGTATGCACGTCCTCGGTGCCTACAGTATAGGACCCCCAGCGGGGCGTTTCGTCGTATCCGGAGTATCCTGGAAGGACTTCGACCGACAGAAGGTCCCCGAGGCTCGGCTCATCGTCAATTACGTGGCCCGCCGTCAATACGCTGTCCCCGTCGATAAGGGCACCGCTCCCGGTGATGGTGGCGTATTCGTAGTGCGCCTTGATGTAGACGTAAGGCGCGTTGTCAAGCCCGTTGTCGACATAGACACGGTCATCATTACCGAAAATCGTCATGGCATCCTCCTGTATGGTTTAGAACGATAGAAGTCTACGCCGGATCAGCGCCCAGGGCAACCGATCAGACAAATGCACAGCGGCCGGACACCTTGCGGCGGAGGGTGCCGTCCTTGCGCCGGGTCACACGCTCGACCGATCCGTCCGTATAGCGGAAGTCCACGGTCGTGCCGTTGACCTTGACCACGTCCCGGGGGCCTGTCGGGCGCCGAGGGTCCTGGACCGCCGCGCGCACCGCTGCGGGCATCACGATCCCGCGCGGTCGAGGAGATGGGGCAGGCGCGTTGACCTTCACAGGCCGCGATACGGCAACATCACTGTCCTTTCTCGCTCGCATAATGACCCGGCGCCGCGAGGCGCGGTCCAGCCCATCCTGCTTCATGCTGGCGGTGATACGGGCCTCAAGCGCCCGTAGTTGCTCTGGGGTGATGGCGATATTGGTTCGGCTCATTGTGGTCTCCTACGTGTAACGGTGAACCAACAGAACAAGACCACCGACGTCGACGGACTGTCGTGTGCGGACAGTCCACCCGTGGTCCTTAATGTAGGCGTTGAGGGAGGACCGAGCGCGAAGGACCTGTGTCTCGTCTTTCATTGGCACCCGCACCTCGCCGCCCGGCTCCAGTTGTTTCCAATACTTGACGTACTTCGCCTTCACGTTCTGCTCCTCTTGGGTATTCAAAGAAAACGGCCCATCCTTGGCGGATCGCCCGCTGGATACTGGCGGCCACCCTGATCTTGACAAGGGCGGGGTCGAAGCGCACGGTGAGGGGCCGGCTCATGACCACCCACCGTCGCATTCGATCCGGGCGCACCCGGTCCAGTCCGGCGCCAAGACGTCCGTCTCTCCGCCGATCCATGCCACCAGGAACAGGATCGCAATGGCGACGATCAAGGGGGCCGGGAAGACGCTCGCCGGCACCAGTGCGCGTCGGATCGAGCCGGGAGTGGTGTCCGCCGGGCGCCAGTACGCCATGGCGGGAGCGGTGGTTTGCATGGTGGGCCTCCAAGGTCCTTGACGTTGTGACCCGATCTATGTAGCGTACATACGCATACCCTGTCAACGAAAAATCGGAGGCCCGAATGTACCGCCCACAAAATCCCATAAATCCCCCGGATGGCTACCACGACAAGTTCAGCGCGGCGCGCTTCCTGGGGGTTTCCCCCCACACGATCGTCCGTTGGGGTCGCTTCGGCAAGTTCCCCTCCCCCGATTGCTTTCAGGAGGGGTTCGCCATCCCCCGAAAGCTCTGGACCTATGCCACGATCGAGAAGTTCGCGGCGGAGATGACCGAGCGCCAAGAGGGACCCAAGACCCGCACGGGCCGGCCCCGGCAGCAGGCCACGGTGGTGGGTGAAGTGGTCCGCGCGGACCCGGTCAAGGTCGCGGCGACCCTGGCGGCGGAGCGAGAGAAGCGGGAAAACTCCCGATAGAGGGGGAATGGATGAACCTACTTGACGTTGCCCTGTCATGGGCAGAACGTGGCGTCCCTGTGTTCCCTCTGCAAGCCGGGAGCAAGGTGCCATGTCAGGGGTCGCATGGTGTCCACGACGCCACGACTGACCCGGAGGCCATCAAGGACCTGTGGTGCCTCACTCCGGACGCGAACGTGGGGTTGGCCGTTGGCGCGGCCGACCCCCCGTTGACGGTGATCGACCTGGACACCAAGCGGGGGCATGACGGCCCGGACGAGTTCTTTGCGCTCCAGCTTGAGGCCGGGGAACTGACCCCGACGTCGTTCACGGTCTCGACACCATCCGGAGGCCAGCACGTCTACTTTCGGGGCAAGACCCGCAACCGGGCCGCCATGGTTCCCGGCGTGGACGTGCGCTCGGATGGGGGCTATGTGCTGGCCCCGGGCTCCCGCCTGGACGCTCGCGAGGGGCAGTCCGCCGGGGTCTATGCCGCTGCACAGGACGCCCCGATCGAACATCTCCCCAAATGGCTGGCCGATCGTATCGGGGCACCGACCGAGCGGACCCGGGATGAAGAGGCGAAGGTCGAATGGGACACCCTGTCATCGTTCAAGAAGGCGCTCACCTACCTTCGGCAGGAAGTGGAGAAGGGCCGGATCGCGCGGGAGGGGCAGGGCGGGAATGACTTCACGTTCCGCACGTCGGCTGTCCTCCGGGACATGGGCCTGTCCCCGCACGAGATCGTCGACGCGCTGGACCTGTCCGGCTGGAATGACGCCTGCGAGCCCCCGTGGCACCCGGACGAACTCCAGAGGATCGCGGACAACGTCCACAGGTACGCTCGCCGCGCCGCCGGAGAGAAGGCCCTGGACACTGAGGCCCTGGACGAGATGGCCCGCCTTGCCCAGCGCTCCGGACTGGACCCGTCGTCCCGGTTCAAGCCCATCTCCCTGGACGCCCTGGAGAGCGAGGAGGAGCCCCCGATGCTCATTTCTCGCACCCTGCCGGCCCAGTCCACGGCGATGATCTACGGACAGCCCGGGTCCTACAAGACCTTCGCCGTGCTCGGCATGGCCCTGTCCGTCGCCACCGGAACGCCCTGGCACGGTCACGACACGACACAGGGCCGCGTGGTCTACGCGACGTCCGAGGGCCGCCTGGGCCTCCGGCGGCGTCTCCAGGCATGGCGCCAGCACACCGACACCCCGCTGGCGGACCTGCGGGACACGTTCTATCCGATCCGGGACTTGCCCGCGTTCTCCGACGATACCGCCCTGCGCCAGTTCGCAGAAGAACTGCACGCGATCAAGCCCACGCTCGTCATTCTCGACACCTTGGCGGGATGCATGGCCGGCCTGGACGAGAACTCGACAGCCGACGCCACGCTGTTCATGTCCCGGCTCCACCAGTTGCAGTCCCTCCTGGAGTGCACCGTCGTGCTTGTCCACCACTCCCCCAAAGGCAAGGAAGACATGCGCGGCTCCACCGTCTTCCCCGGCGCCATGGACGCCATGTTCCTCGCGCGGAAGGACGGAGACCAGAAGTGCATCCTCAAGAACACCAAGATGAAAGACGTCGACGAATGGGAAATCCCGATGGTCCTTCAGACCGTCAAGGCCGGCCCGTCTCTCGTCCTCCAGAGGCCCCAGAGGGCCGAGGGCGCCCCCGCGCCCCAGAAGGACCTGGACACCCTGGCCGCCGCCCACGAGGCCACTGTGGCCCGGGAGGCCACCCGCAAGATGAGCGACCGGCAAGAGCGCTGGGGGCAGGCGGCCATCGGCGTGCTGGAGCAGAAATTCGAGCGTGATCCAGAAGCAACCATGACCCCGTACTCCCTCGCCAAGATGGTGTCGGAGACCCTGGGGGAGAACCACAGCCCGATCCTGGAATTCCTCCGGGACACGGCGTGGCGGGACGTGCTGCGGCCCTACGCGGAGATGAAGCCCATGGAACGCCCGGGTCAGCGGCGCCGTGCTGCCCTGTTCTCCAAGCCCGTGACGCCGCCCCCGGCGGCAACAGCAACCGGAGTGATCCCGCGTGTTCCCTTGAGGGAGCGGGAGGGCGCCGTCCGATCGCCGCCGAAAACCCTTGAATGACAACTGTCCTCTATAGGATCGGGGGCTGAAAATCCTTGTAATTTGAGTATGTAGGACTTCCATGTAGTGAGGAACATGAGAATGTCCTAATGGACCGGGGAGTGCCCACACTGCCCACAATCTGCCCACAATCTGCCCACACGTTGAAATCATTGGACTTTTTGCCCGTGTGGGCACCTAGCGGACCCACTGCCCACACCTCTGCCCACACCTCTGCCCACAATCTGCCCACACATTGAAATCATTGGACTTTTTGCCACTGTGGGCAGGCACTGCCCACATTGCCCACAGTCTGCCCACAGTGCTAAGTCCTTGATGTATCATGTGTTTTTCGGGTTCATGGGCCTTGGGCCATTGATATTGTTAGCGTTTCTGCACGGTGTACACCCCCTCTCCCCTTTAGGGGGGAGGGGGGTGTACCGGCAGAAATGGGGGTTCCCCGTAGAGTTGCCCAGTGGTATGGTGTTGGTGTGTTAGTGCATACATGAAGGGAGGCACACATGGCCGGGAGTTTGAAAGCTGCAAGCAAGCATGATCGGGCGCGCGATCTGAGTTCCGTGGGCGAGGATCATCGGATAGAGGAGGCCAGTCGGTTCCGGTTCCGATCGGTGCGGTCCATAAGGCGGGGGCTGGAGCGGGTCATGGTGGAGGCGACCATGGGGCTCCGGCCCATGAGCGACATCACAGCCATGGCCACCGGGTCGAAGGCCCTGGCCGAGTTGTTCCTGGCGGAGAAGATGCTGGCGAAGGCCGGCAAGGACGTGGAGGAGGATCACCCCTTGGGGGATGCTGGTGGTGACCGCGAGCCCCCGCGCATGAACAACTACGTCAAGCGCAAGTTCGTCATCAAGGAAGGGATCAACAGGTTCGGAAAGCCCGTGCAGGAACAGCACCTGACGACCGAGGGGGACGAACGGGCCATCCGTGAGGTTGAGGCGGAGAGGGAGGCCAGAGACGCTATCGAGGACATGTGGTAGGCCCGAAAAATCGAGCATGGCGATATCAGCGAAAGCATCTAGGGGTCCGCCTGAGATAGGGCAGAGGTCCTGCCCTATTTTTCCCGCGCGGCCCCAGAACGAAAAAGGGCGCACAATGCCGGGCCGGTCTCCGCACGGGAGACAGCCGCTTGCATTGTGCGCCCTTCCTGTTCGCGGGGCGTTCGGGTGACGTCCTTTCGCTCTTGGTGGACGCGGTGACATCTTGGCAACGGTGCCTATGTCCAAAATGTCACGCGCCCAGGTAAGCCTGAAATCAGCATGAACGCGAATTTTGGGGATTGCAATCCCGAAAAACCGGGTATAGGATCATTTTTGAAGGTCGGGGCCATTCAGGTCCGACCGAACCCCGAGGAGTTAGTGCCATGCGGTTTCAGACTTGGTTTTCCCAGAAAGAGGGCAGCGAAAACCCGATCGTGGCAGTCTTGGCCGAGTGGGTCCGGGATAGCGAACCCGAGACGGCACGGGACGCCGCGTTGATCCTTGAGACGTGTTCGTGCGCCGATGGCGCCGCGCCTTCCGGTCTTATCTATAACAGCGATATCCGCGCCAAGATTGACCCCTGGTGGGATGCGATCGAACAGTCCCTCCGCGAGTATCGCGACGCCACGGGCGAGGGTGCGTTGAGCAACATGGAAGACATTACGGCGGGCAGTCTCGTTTGGTTCGCGGTCGAGTGGTTCGCCCATGAACTGGCCTCTGAGTTTCAATCGGCTATGGATGCCGGGGAATTTCCGGAACCGACGGCGAACGACATGAACGGGTATCACAATTTCCGGGGTGACGAGCAACACCAGTTTTATGGGTCGTTCAGGGTCTTCTGGCATACGGAAGGCGCGTTGTTCCTCTTCCCTGGCACCGAAGACGTGATGCCCGAAGGGTGGTACTGGCAAGCCGAATTCCCCGGTTGCCTGCCCGACGGGGAGCCTATCGGCCCCTTCGAAACCAGCCGTGAAGCGTACGAGGACGCGCTTGGCGAGTGATCGTTTCACGTGAAACATGGGTGGGGCCATTCGGCCCCACCGGACCCCAGGGAGTTAGTGCTATGCCTACCTTGCACTTGTTCGACGAAGGGCGGAAGGGCTTCGTTCTTCACCGAATTAACCCGCATGGAACCGTGATGCGATATTCCGCATGGTTTGACGCGGAGGGGGGCCTTTTGGACGCGGAAGGGCGGGACGTCAATGGGAGATCACGCGCCGTGCGCCGCGACACTCGCGTTTGGGCCGAACTGGCGACCGTCGGCGCGCGCTATGCCCAGATGGTGAAAGATGGGCTTGCGAGCCCGGGAAAGACGGTATAGGATCATTTTTGAAGGTCGGGGCCATTC